GTGCTGGGCGGTGTGCGCAGGGTTCCGTTCGCTCGGATCAGGAGCTGGACGGCCGACCTGACCCACGAGGACGCGAGGGCCAAGGGCTACATCAAGGGTTCCTTGAAGAAGGAGCAGTTCTTCAAGATCGCCCGCCGGATCACGACCCCGACTACGGTCTACAAGAAGCAGAAGCTGGACCGCGACGATGTGGTGGACATCACCGACTTCGACGTCGTGCAGTGGATGCAGACCGAACTCCGGCTCATGCTGGACGAGGAAGTTGCCCGAGCGATCCTGATGGGCGACGGTCGCGACGTTTCGGATGAAGATCACATCAACGCGGACAACGTCCGCCCCATTCTCGACGATGACGAGCTTTACGTCACCACCCTCGAGATCGACCTGACCGATGGTTCGAGCACTGCGGACGAGATCGTCGATGGCGTGATCTCCAGCCTGCGTTTCTACAGGGGCAGCGGCACTCCGACGCTCTACACCACCCGGCCATACCTGGCGCAGATCCTGGTGGCCAAGGACACTCTCGGCCGCAGGCTTTACAACAGCATTGCTGAAGTCGCAACGGCGATGGGCGTCGATCGCATCATTGCTGTCGAGGCCATGGAGTCTGTCCCCCACTTGATCGGCATCATCGTCAACCTGACGGACTACACCGTCGGCGCCGACAAGGGCGGCGAAGTCAACATGTTTGACTTCTTCGACATCGACTACAACCAGCTCAAGTACTTGCTCGAGACGCGTCTTTCCGGCGCGATGACCAAGTACAAGGGCGCTCTGGTCCTCAAGGAGTTCACTGGCGCTGGCGGCATGCTGGTTGACCCGACTCCTCCGACTTTCAACAGCGCGACTGGCGTCGTTACCATCCCGACTACGTCCCACGTGACCTACGTGACCGTGGCCAGCGACGGCACCGAGAGTTCGTCTCTGACGGCCGGTGCCCAGACCGCGATCGCCGCCGGCACCGAGGTTCATGTCCGCGCGAAGGCCGCTTCGACCTATTCCTTCCCGAACGACGCGGAAGAGGACTGGTTCTTCACCCGCGACAGCTAGGAGTCCGATGCGGTTCTCCGGAGCCGTAGGCAGTGCCACCAGTACTGAAGTGCGTCCGGGCGTCTGGGAAGACGTGATCACCGAAAGAACATATTTCGGTAACATCATACGTAATACCAGACGCCTGGAGGCGCCTTCACTTGTTCCGCCGGTGGTGCAGGGAACTGTCGCCCTTGACAACTCGTTCAGTATCATGAGCGACCCTGACGCCTACGAAAACTACTTGAACTTCCGCTATATCACATGGGAGGGACAACGCTGGGAGATTACTAGCGTCGAGGTCAAAAGGCCGAGATTGATCTTGACGATTGGAGGTCTGTGGAATGGGAACACGCCTTGAGTTTCAGGCGGTTCTAGAAGGCCTTCAAGATGGCGTGCATGTATATTTCCAGCCACCGCCAGACATCCAAATGATTTTCCCGGCCATTGTCTACAATCGGGATTACAGGCTGAATCAGTTCGCTGATAACCTGGTATATTCCGGAATCAGACGATACTCGGTAACTATAATTGACAAGGATCCAGACAGTAACCTGGTCGATATGGTTTCCGATCTTCCTCAGGCTCGTTACGTCAGGCACTACACGACGGAAGGCCTGAATCATGACATCATCAACGTTTATTTCTGAGGAGCAACATCTATGGGCGTCGGCGTCCTAGCATGGGATGCGGTTGGGGACAAGAGGTTCGAAACCGGCATCGACCAAGTAGTACTCTATCTGTTGAACACCGAAAACCAGCTCTACGACGACGGCTTCTCCTGGAACGGCGTCTACGAGGTCGCTGAGAAGCCGACCGGCGCGGCCCAGAACTCGTCCTACGCCGACAACATCAAGTACGCCACGTTGCTGTCGCAGGAGATCTTCGGCGGCACCATCCAGGCCTTCACCTACCCCGATGAGTGGCAGCAGTGCGACGGCTACAACAGCCCCGCAGGCGGCGTCTTCGTCGGCGGTCAGCACCGGGCGATCTTCGGTCTGAGTTACCGGACCAAGGATGGCGACGACGTCGGCGGCCAGGACTCGCACTACAAGCTGCACCTGGTGTACGGTGCCCTGGCTTCACCGTCTGAGAAGGATTACCAGACGGTGAACGACTCACCCTCACCGCTGACCTTCAGCTGGGATTTCAGCTGCGTTCCCGTGAACGTGACTGGACTGAAGCCCACCAGCCTGCTCGTCATCGACAGTCGCGATGTCAATTCGGCGGCTTTGACCGACCTGCAGAACTTCCTGTACGGAACGGTCGGTACGGCGCCATCGCTTCCGTTGCCTGACGACGTGCTGGCGCTGTTCACCGGCTCCATCACCAACATCACGCTATCGCCCGTTACCTTCAACGGCGCCCACACGGTCACGATCCCGTCTCAGACCGGCGTGACCTACTACATGGACGGCGTGGTACAAGCTTCCGGCACGGTCACCCTGACCACCGGCCAGACCAAGGTGTTCTCGGCCAAGCCCAACGCCGGCTACGTGTTCAATACGCCGGTCGTCGAAGAGTGGATGTTCACCTTCGTCAGCTAGTTCCGAAGACCAACAATCTATAATACGAAAGGAATTTTGTGGATCTTGACGAACTCCGTACCCTCCAGGCCGAAGATGATGAGGACCGTCCCGTTGGTGTCTGGCAGGGCGGCATCGACAGTTGCCATGACCAACACTTCCGGTTTTCCGGTAGTTGTTGGCATCAGCAGCGGAACCGTTACCGTCGTTGCGGTTGACGGCGTCACTCTGACCGCAATCACCTCCGGCCGGGTCCGCCTTCGCCGTGACAGCACCCTCGCCATCACCTACAGCGTCGCTCCGACGCTGCAGTGGCTGTACGAGTAGCCTTCTGACAGAGAGACTAAGCGAATGCTCCCTCTCAAGATAGTTTTGCAAGAAGGTTTTGATGAAGAGACAAAGGAGTTCATCTCTTCAGAAGAACTTGTGCTTGACCTGGAGCATTCGCTTGTCTCACTGTCAAAATGGGAGGCGAGGTGGGAAGTTCCATTCCTCGATAACGACAAGAAGACTGACGAGCAAGTTCTTGATTATGTTCGGATGATGTTTTCCGGAGAAGATTTCCCAGAACACGTCTTGCCAAAGATGGGAAATGCTCATTTCGAGGAGATCAACTCCTATATCAATGCGAAGATGACTGCCTCTTCAGTCCGGGAGAAGAAGCAACCCCCATCCAGGGAGATGATCACTTCAGAACTGATCTATTACTGGATGATCGCACTCGGGATTCCCTTCGAATGCGAAAACTGGCATCTGAACCGGTTGCTCATGCTCATCAAGATCTGCAATGCAAAGAATGCTCCCCCGCAGAAGATGAATCCGGCAGATGCAGCAGCGGAAAGAGCCGCTCTTAACGAACAACGGCGCAAGGAATGGGGAACGAAGGGCTGACATGACCAGAGTTACATGGGACGACCTAGGATCACGTCTGTATCACACCGGTGTCGATCGCGGAATGCTATACACAGGAACAGACATTCCAGTTGCAGTCCCCTGGAGCGGTCTTGTCAGCGTAACCGAAGCTCCGACAGGTGGCAGTAACCAGGCTTTCTATCTGGACGGCCGAAAGATCTTGAACATCGGATCCGCTGAGAATTATAAGGCCACGATCGAAGCACTTTCAGCACCTCTGGAGTTTGCTCCCTGTGCTGGAAGAAATCATCTGTCTACTGGATTGTTTGCGGGTGAACAGTTCAAGCAATCATTCGCATTCTCTTACAGAACGCTGATCGGAAACGACACAGAGGGAATCGATTTCGCTTACAGGATCCACGTCGTTTACAATGCTACTGCACAGACCGCTAACTTCTCGCATAACACAACAAATGACAGTTCTCTTCCAGTCGTCCAATCCTGGGACGTCACTACGTGTCCAGTCCAGATAGCCAATAACCGGCCAACGTCGCACATCATATTTGATACTCGTGTTCTTTCGAGTGGCGCGATAACCGGAATTGAGGCAATTCTCTACGGGGACAGCACAGACAACCCAAGATTGCCCACTTCCATCGACTTGATTCAGCTTCTGGCATCCTAGGAGCCTGCATGCGCATATCTTGGGATGACCTAGATCATATTTACTTCTCTGGGGTAAGCAACGGAGTTCTGTATCCGCAAAATTCCCCGGGGGTAGCTTGGGCAGGACTAATATCAGTTACGGAGAATGCTGACGCAACTCCGGTTGAGTTGTTCATGGACGGCCAGAAGTACCATGATCGTCTTGTTCCCACGCCATATTCTGGAACGATCTCAGCCTTCATGTATCCAGACGAATTTGAACCGTACAATGGAGTTGTTGACGGATTCACTGCCCAGCCTCGCCAGCCTTTCGGCTTCTCTTTCAGGGATAACCGCGAGTTGCATATCGTCTATAACGCTCAGGCTGAGCCTTCGAGTGATCAGTATCAGACGATAGGCGATACAACGAGTCTTGTTGCATTTGCCTGGAATTTCGCTACAATCCCTGTGGACATTGATACAAGCAGACCGACGTCGCATCTTGTCGTGGCTTTGGACTACGCCGATCCAGATGCCGTGGCCGCACTTGAAGCGATCCTGTACGGCGATGATAGCAACGACCCGTCTATTCCAGATCCGCAGACAGTTATTGACTTGTTCGAGTCATTCACGACTGTCAGGGTAACGGTAAACGGCGATGGTACCTTCACTGTCTCAGGCCCCGATTCAGCAGTCTTCCAGATCGACTCAACTACCTGGGAAATCAACTGGCCGTCGGTCTTCCTGGTAGCTACTGACACATACATCATCTACTCCCTGTAAGGACGTCTTGTGGGAACGGTAACGGTAAAAGACGCTGCGTCTGTACAGGCGATTGAGGATGCAAGTGTCGTCTCAGGAACGGTGAACGGTTCGGGTCACCTAATCCTTACCAAGCACAACGCTGGAACGATAGACGCCGGAAACGTGAAAGGCTCCACTGGATCTACTGGGGCAACAGGTGCTACAGGTGCTACAGGTGCACAGGGTCCGCCAGGTGTTGATGCTACTGCACCATCAGGTCTCGTCACTATGTACGGCGGATCTGTCGCACCATCCGGCTGGCAGTTGTGCAACGGTAACGGAATTTCAAGGACTGCCAATGCGGCACTCTTCGCTGCTATCGGAACGACCTTCGGCAACGGTGACGGGTCGACGACTTTCAATGTTCCGAACATGCAGGCTAAGTTCCCGAGACAGGATACGTCCAA